TAGGTACCTTAATATTAGGTGCTTTCATTCCACTAGTCATTCCGCTTGCAGCTTCTTGCTGACCCTTGTTAGCTTCATTTTCTTTCTTTAAGTCTTCAATTAAGTCTTTAACTATATAGAAGTATTCATAGTATTCCATCTCGTTAAGTTCGGATGGTTGTATACTAAGATGCTTATATACGTAAAACCTAACCTTAAAGAAGTTCTCCAGAGAGATCTTGAACAATGAAAAGAGATTTGATGCCGTCACGAAAGTTAATAGGAATCGAGGCCTCCTCATCCTCAATAGTAACCTTCATTTCAGGTTGAATTCCTATTTTCATTTTTTCAGCTAGTTTATACAGCAACAAGTATTTCTTGTTGTCCCATCCATTCATCTCAACCTCAAGTTCCCATAGTCTCTTTTGGTTAAATGTTCTCCAATCAGTAGCAACAAATGGTGCTATCTGTAATAGAGATTGGTCAATTTCTTGTTCCTTTTCTCTACGTTCTTTAATATATGATGTGATCTCAGACATTACGCCAACTGACGGTGGTTTCATCATGATTTCACCATAAGTTTTTGTTTTGATAATAAACGCTCTCATTTTTGGATCGTAATATTTCTCTATTTCTGCTGGTATATCAAAGTATTCGAAATATTCTCTCTTAATGTCTACGTCATGTTTAACATTTCTCTTATTAGTCCATGTAACCTTTAAGTTATTTTCTGGCTCTGGAAACGTTAAATCTCTAATTGCAAGAATAATAATGAATCTGTCCTCTTCGCAAATATCTTTAAATGATGTTCTAGCGTTTTGGTTAATTACCTTCGTACATGATTCTACAATTGCGTTTAACTTTTCATCAATATCTAATAGGTTATTCTCATCCATTGTTGAGAAGTGTCTAATTTCAGCAACTTTTGCTGATCTAATTTTAATAGAAGTCCCTTCTGGATAAAATCTACCCTTTGATGGTAAACTATCCAATGGAAGGTCATGCCATCCAAGTGCTAGGTCTGGTGACTGTGCAGTGTCTGGTTTAAATCTGTCCATGTTAATAGATCCTAATCCATTTTTGTCTAGCATTTCTTCTACGTTACCTGTAGAACTATCAGTAGTTCCACGGTCTGTTACATGTTCTCTAGCCGCTAAATCTCTAGCTAGATCTTCGTTGTTTTTGTTGTTTTCCATTATTTATTAATTTTTCTGATTTGATCTTTAGTTAATAACTTTTCTTCTGGTGCTTGAGTGCTTAATTCTTTTTGTATAAGGTTTCTAATAAATGCGCTAACCGAAACTGGCCTAGCATTATTTTCTACTGCTTCAATTAGTATTAATCTGTTAACCATATCTACTTCATCTTCTGTCAATAGGACTTGAAGTTTCTTGATTAACTTATGATTTTTTATTGACATAATATATTGATATTTTAATATGTTTTCCGTGCAAAAAAAGAGAGAAGAGCCAAGAGCCCTTCTCTCTAAGTTTGATTAGCTTAATTCTTCAGCAAATGTATCACATCTCCAACCAACTTCTAATTGTGCTGGATCCGCAGATTCATAGCTTAATTCTCCTGTAAATCCAAGAGCAGATGTAATGAAACAATCTTCTAGAGTTACTTTTCTGTAAATATCTCCAGCTCTGTTAAATTGTACAATCACGATAGTTCCAACGTAATCCTTCTTTAATCCCATTTCACCGGTTTCAGGATTGTATTGTTTTCTATACCATTCTCTCATTGTCTTATATACATAAGCCTGATTTGAGTCATTCAGGTTAAGTGAAAAGTTGATAGTAATATCATGTGCTGTTCCATCTGGCATACCAGCATAAGAACGTGTTGCGAACTTGTATTTTTGTTCTACTGCACTTACTTCTCTACTAAGTGATTCTAGTCCTGAGATTGAATTAACGTGTTGTAGTAGTAAGCTAGCTCCTGCTACTCCTGTTGGAGGCAATATACTAACTTCGAACAGGTTAGCCTGAACTGGTTCGAAGTGCTTGTTTTGCTTACTTGTTTGATCTTCTCTATAATGTGGTAAAGCCATAGTTCTTTATTGTTTTTTTATATATCTAATTTATTTATGCAAAGTTTCCTGATGCAATTTCTCCAGTGTTAAGGACTGTTACTCTAGAAACTAGAATTTCTAATCCTTTAACCGGCTCAACAAAAGTATCTAAGATTCCCATGTTGTTATCAATTACTTCATTTGTGTTGTTAGTGCTGTCCATGATGTTTCTGTAGTCGAATACACCTTGATCTTTCTTAACTGATTCCATAAAACTGTCAGCAAGTGTCTTAATCTCAAGTCTTGTCTGTGCAGTGTTAAATTCAAATAGATAATTTCTAAGGATCTCTGCCAAACCATCTTCAATATATATCAACACTTCTCTTACGTGTGCAGAAGAAAGCGCGGATTGTACTGACTGTTGTGCTGTTTTGTTTCCTTTGATTACGATACCTGCTCCTCTTTCGAATACAATTGGGTTGATTCCAAATGGCTCTAAGTTATCTCTGTCATTTTTATCAAATGCATATTCGATTCCTTGAACTCCTGTACCTCCAACTGCTCCTCTTCTTGGACCTGCTACGATTGACCATGGTAATGAATCAGTATACTTATCAATAAAGTTGTTAGATATGTATGCCGCTGGTGGAATAACTTTAGTTCTTCCATTTTCAATTACGTTTAGACCTGGTCCAAAGTAGAATCCATAACTAGCTCCTTCGTTAATTGAAGGCATAGTGTAAAGCGCCTGTGGGTTTAGGTTCAAGTTACCTCCAGATGGGATATAACCAGTTTCAAATGAGTCCGTAAATTCATTAATAAATGAAGGATCCGTTGATTCTTTAAGTTCCTTAACCATAGGTGCATTTAGAATAGCTGATGCGTTTTGTCTTTCTTTACAAAGCATTGTGAATTGTTCTTTGTTTAGAATACCACTTGCTGTTTCAAAAGATCCAAATGTATCTACTACGTATCTGTAAGTTATTGCGTCTTTATCAATTAATGTGTTTGAAACTCCGTTACCTGGAATTAAAACATCGATTAGTTCTTTAATTGTTTTTGGACTATTCTGTGCTGCTTCAAGTACAAATGGTTTGTAAGCGTCTGACGCTGCGTTGAATGAACTTAATGCGTATTCTGGTTCAGTTGGTACATCTCTGTGACATATAACAGTATATGTGTATCTGTCGTCTGTTCCTCCGTTTACTCCAGCTTCGAATTTCTTTCTAATTTCTAGAACTCTAGCTAATTTATCACTTCCAGAAATAGGAAGATACATTCCAACTTTAATATTGTCAGTTAATGTAGTATCTTCTGGACTTCCAGCAGTTGCTGCGTAAATGTATTTGAATTCTCCAGCAGTTGCTACATTTTCAAAAGACCATCCATAAGTAGCCGATGTTGTAGTTGGAAAGAAGTAAGTTCTTTCATTTACACCAATCTCAAATATATCGAATGTAGTATTGTTTGCTTGATCGTAAATTGAAAGTGTTCCAGCAAATGCAGACTCTAAACTTGCGCTAAATTCTCCATTTCCTGCAGGTATGATAGTTGTTGTTGTTCCAGCCATATCTGTAGTTACTGAAAGTATTTCTACAAATTCTCCATCGTTTACTCCTTCTAAGTATTTACCAGCAGATAGGTCTCCATTTAGTGGAGAATTATGTGTAATTACTAAGTTAGATCCAAAGAACTGTGCAGTTGTAAAATCAGTTGCTGTTCCAGCTTCGAATTTTTCATAGTATGCTTTATTAATATCGTCTTCACAGATAACAGTAACGTCTGAACCTGGTGAAGCTTCATATGATGTTGAAATTATTTTAGTATATTCTCCAGCGATATTAGATACTAAGAAGTTATCTGAGTTTAATATTGAAACAATTGAAGAATATTCAGTTGACGTAACATCTTTAATTGTTAGAATGTCGCCATTAACTTCTACTATTTTATTTAAACCAGAAAGTCTTGGGTCATTTATTTGCTGTGGTGATTCTTGAACAACTACATGTGATAGTAATTCGTAATCTTGGAATGTATCAAATGTTTCTCCAACAAAATCAATTCTTGCAAGTGCATCTTCATTAACTCCACAGAAAAGACCTGTTCTTCTTGATTCGCTATTAATTAGTGTTTCAATGTAGTATTGTCTTCCCTCATTATCTTTAAAATCTGGGATTAGAGATCCAGTGTATTTTGCAAGTAGAGAAACTTCTCTTAAGTTTGCAAATCCTGAAAACTGCTCCGGGATAATACCGTTTGAGTTGAAATAATTTCCATAAGTTGGATCGTTATTTAATTCGTCAGTTACAAATCTTCCTTTAAAAACATAAACATCTATCATGTAGTCTGAAATGTAATCTAGTTCATCGATTCCTTCTGGAGTATTTCCCTCTCCATACCATTCTCTTGCAGTAACGTTAAACCCTCTAGTATCTGCAGCTTGTGTTGCGATTACTGTAATTGGCTCTTGTTTAATGTTAGTGAATGTTATTGCGTTGTTAGAAGTTTCTTCAGTGTTACCTGCAAGTTTCAATACTTTTTGATCTTCAGGAATCCAAAACTTATCTCTGTTAAAGATGTTCTTATATAGAGTATCTCCTTCAATTGCTGAATTACCCTGTACTGAACCATTAGTTGTAGGTGAAACGTACCATGCCTTATCAACATCGTTAGATGATGTAAGGTTTAATGCTAGAATCGGACCTCTTGATAGGGTTTCAATTGCTGATCTGTGAAAATACATTCCCTTTCTCTCTAAGTTCTTATCAATAGAACCAAAGATCTGGATAAATGTTTCAACATCTTCAATTAATACAGGTGAGTTGTAGGGTCCCATCTTAGAGTGACCTACTACTAATCTAATAGTATTTGATGGTATACTAACCGTTTGTGATTTGTCAAATTCAAGACGGTAAACGCCTGAACTCTTAAACTGCTGTAATTGGGGACTTAGTGCCATAATTATTGTCTTTTTTATTTTTTATAGTTTATTTGTTTATATATCTTTGTTAACTTGTGAATTTAACCGAGTAGGTCATAAATATCATACTGTAGGTCTCCTTGGTCGGTAGAGTCTTTATATAGTACCTCTTCCATCTTTGCATGCAACTCTGGTTCGATAAAATCTAAAAGTTCTTCTATGTAGTCTGCATAGTCGGTTGTGTTAAAAAATTCAGTTGCTGTAATACAACTCATAATAACGTCGTCATGTCCTTTTTGCGCACCATAACTTCCGTTCGCTAATGTTCCAAATAGACTAGCCTCTGTCACTGTAACTTCATCCGTTAATTCGATTCTATTATTCTTATATAACTTAGAGAAGTTTTGGCAAAATATTGCCTTGTTGTCTGCCTTTAGTTTAATTCCAGGCTTAAGCGTTCTTGCATCATGTCTGTGTCTAAATCTGACAATCATCTCTTCATCAAAATCATTTCTCTGTGGAAATACCGTTCTA